ATTCTGCAAATGCGCCAAATCCTAATAACATAAAATATAATCCTTAGAAGGAAGCAGGGGGTATGTGGTGGATCCCTGCCTCCATCAAAGAATTATATCATCGTTTAAACCAAGAAGGAAGACCTAAATGTGGACGTTTGTCAAACATATTATCCTTCGCTCCAGGGGTTTTACGATTGTTATAATGAAGAAATACTTGGACGCATTCTTTACCCTTAAATTTTTCTCTCCAATGTTCTAGCTCACAACCAGAATAAACCAGCATATCTCCTGGTTTTAAATCAACTTTAATACCTTTTGCTTGGCTAATAGTAGTTATTTTTTTACCGTCTGGTATACCTACATTTTCATCAGGGCTTAAATAGATAGGCCAAGGGTCTCCCCCTAGATTCATAGTAGTTGATATCTCACAACTAAATCTATCTTTGTGTCTTTTTAGTTCATCACCTTTTTTATATATTCTTGCATAAGTGTAAGCTGGATATAGTTTAAGACCTGTTGCTTCTTCCATTTTAGGAAGACATTTTAATAATAAAGTTTCCATAGCCATATTAGAATACTGACTATAGGTATTTGGTATTTGTTCATTCTCTCCTTCATAATATCCAATGATAGTTTCAAACGGTGAAAAGTACCGACTAACTTTACAAGTATCATAAACTTGTTTCTGCATAGAAAAATAGTTGGCAACAAAAGAGGCTAGGTCTTTTGAGATTGCTTGGCGAATAATTGTATATTTTTTCTTTTTAAACATCTTTAGCCATCTCTTTTAATACAGCCGATATATTAAAATGAATAAATCTAAACGGAGCTTTCCCGTGGTCCACAGAAAATTCGTGTTGTAAGTATCCTGGAAAAAACATCAGCAATCCTGGTTCAGGTGTAAACTGAACTTGTTCGTGGCCTCTCCACACCCCTTTAAGATTTGGTTTCATATGTAAAGCCGTAGTTCTGGCACCCGTTCGCGGGTCATGAAAAATTGGAAAGGATGTCTTCTCACTAGCCTTTAAAAAATAAAAACCATTAACGTGAGTGTTCCAATGAATGTGTGCGGAATGATGTCCTCCACCTTTTTTTGCAAATTCTTGTACCCACATTTGTTCAAAGAAAGTTTGATACTTAGTCATATCACATCCTGCATGATCTAAAAATTCCCAACACTTTTGACCCACATAATTTCTAAAATCCATAAACTTAGTGTCAGACACTAATTGTGTTGAGTGCCACGCTCTTCCAAAGTCACCGTGTTCTTTTAACCAGGTTTTAGATTCTTTAGTTTTTCTTGCTTCTTTAATGTATGGATCACTAGCTTTGTTTAAAGATTTAACAAAGTCTAGTTTCTTTTCGGTCCATATTGTTGTGGGAAAATAATTATTTATATACATACTATTTAAATGGATATCCTAAATGCCATACGACAAGTGAATATCTTGTTCCTCTAGTTACTGGTTTAACTCTATGCCATAAGTGTGAGGGAAATACTACGATAGAGCCTTTAGGTAATATTTCCGGTACTTGTCTTATATGTTTGCTTTCATCTCTCATATGAGGATCATAGTTTCTAAAATCAAATTCTAATTCACCACCTGTGTATTCTGAACCATCTGTTAACTGACAAGTCATAGATAATTTTCTAATTTTCCCGTGATCAGGTGCATTCTTATCTTTTCTATCATAGGGTTTATCCCAAGGATCAGTATGCCAATCATAATATTGGTTGTGTTTATATTTTGTAAACTGACACGACTCTGATCGACTCCATTCAAAATTCCAACCAGCGTTTTTGTTAGCCATATGAACATAAGGATGTAATTCTTTATAAATCCAAGTATCATTTAACCATACTAAATCAGAATTTCTTTTTCTTTTTAGATCTAATACTTCTTCTTTGTTTAATTTTTTATCTCCATAACCACCCGTTCTAGCCATTACTTCTTCTTTTGATAATGCATATTGAATAACATCATCACAAAATTTAGGAGTAAGTACTCCACTAAAATACCAGAAATAATTAGATAAATTCATAAGTGGTAGTTAAAATAAAGTTTAAAGAATTCTTTTGATTGTTGGTGATGTAATACATCTGTGTAGAGGGAAACATAATAAATGAATTGTTTTTTAAAGGTATGTCCCAACTTCTGCCTGCTCTTCTGTTTTGATCATAGTGTATTCTAACACTACATTCTTTAACATTGACTCCATAAAGAAATGTATAATCGGGAGAATTTCTTAAATCAACTGGATCTATATTTAATAAAGGAATAGATATTTCTTTGGGTTTGTATATATTTCCCCACTTTTCTTTATTAACTAAACAAAAACCGTGCTCTACATTTATATGATCTCGCATATAGGTGTTCAACATGTCCCATGTTCTTGAGAATGGAAATTCAGAATTTTTAATTTGTGATGATAAAATATCGGATTGAAGTTTATCGCGGTCTATTTCAAAACCTTTAGGCATCTCTATTTGGCCATAATGTAAATCTATTTCGCTTAATACTTTCTTATGCATACCAGCTCCTTTTATAAAGGAAGATATTACAATGTCAATATAATTTAAAAGATTTGATCTAGATCAATTATACTTTGCCGTCGATCAAGTCCCAAGACTGGCCTGATTCATTCCACATGTAATGCCATGCATGTGTATCAGCTTGGTTTTGTGAAGTTTGTTCTTCAGTTAAATCCGGCTGATCACCTACCGGTGAGTCCCAACGGATAGTTGTAGTATTTTTTACCCAAGAAGGATATGGTTTTTTAGGCCAGAAAACTTGATCATCTTCGTCCCAAGTATAACCTATACCTGCGTAATTTCCTCTAAAGGCTTTTGAGTTATCACCAGATTTATGTGTATTGCCGGAAGTATTATATGAAGTTTGAATCCACATTTGTGCAGGCCAATTATTGTGTCTCTCTAAATATTGTTGACCTACTGATTCATCTTCAACACCATCAGCATTTAACATATCTTTGTTATCAAGTGTTAATACTTGAATAACTTTTCCGTTAGCTCCTAGTTTTGCAAAGTGTGCCATAATATTTCTCCTTATATTATACTTAATTTAAAATGTAAATCCATATTAATTATTTAGGGTATTTTGCTTTAACTGCTGCTATATCTACTTTCCAGCTATCTATTCCATCGTCATAGATTTTTTCTAGTTGCTTTTCCCATTTGCCATACGCTTTTCTTCTTAAGTCTAATATTACGTCAGCCACAATATCGTCATTAATTCCCATACCCCATTCTTGACAATAGGTAAAATTAAAGCCTGCTGGAACTGAATCTAATAGTTCTAATCCATCTTGAGCATCTTTAGATAATAACAAAAAAGCATTACAACTTGGTGTTTGTGCTATCATTGTAACATCTCTTGAAATTGGGTTTTCCATAGTTCCAAAAAATGTTTCCCAATTACTGGCCTCTATTTTATACAGTTTCATCTTCAACCCCTTTAAGTTCTATTTTTAATTGTGGATCTACATTACCTTTAAGTATTTGTGTTCCTTTAGGAATTAATCCAACTCCTTTTAATGCGTTCCAAGTATGAGGATTACTCATAGCGTTTCTTAATTTAGCTGGTGATGGTCTACCATTAGCCAGCATTTCAGCTTGAATTTCTCTACCAATATTTACAGTAAATTCATTAGCTTGATTAGCTTCCCACATTTCCTCATCACTATAACCTTTAATTCTTGTAGGTTCTGCAATGACATAAAGTTCTTTTAATAGTTTCTTTAAAATCTCAATTTCTTTTTTATTAAGTTCAAAAGCTTCTTTAGTAGTTGCTTCAGCACTTTTAGCTTCTATTATTTCAGCTTTAAGTTCTAAGATTTCATGTTCTAAACCTTGTCCACCATTTTGTAGATGTTTTAATTTAGCAACTTTAGCTTGGTTTTTTAAATTACCTACTTCTTCAAGTGCTGCTGCTCTAATTCTACCTTCAAGAAATCCTTGTAAAGTTTTTATTTTTTCCCAAGGTGTATTTCCTATTACTTGATACCTATAATTAAACTCACTATTAAATTTTGAAGCCATATTTTTATCTTATTGGTCCTTTCAAACCCATTCCAGCTACTCCACCTCTAGCTGTTCCAACACCTGTGCTATCACTTGCTACTACACCAGAACTATTTACTAAATTTTGTGTATTAACATAACTTCCTGAATAACCAAATGCAATTATAGCTTTATCTCCACCATACGTTAATCCTGTTGGTAATTCTCTAGCTGTTCCAACACCTGTAGTATCTGTAGCTACTACTCCAGCATTTGAAATTAAATTTGATACATTCGTAAAACCACTACCATCTGAACCAAATGCCATTATACCTTTATCTACACCATAAGGAGTACCAGCAGGTCTATATCTAGCTGTACCAACACCTGTTGTATCTGTTGCTACTACTCCAGCATTTGAAATTAAATTTGATACATTGTGATAACTACCTTCATGACCAAACGCCATTATACCTTTATCTCCACCATAAGGTGTTGAACCCACACCATTTCTAGCAGTTCCAGTTCCTGAAGTATCCGTTGCCATCACACCTTCACTACTAACTAAATTAATTGTATTTAATGATGCAGAATTACCAAGACCAAATGCAAATATACATTGACCAGATGAACCATAAGGAAGTGCTCCTGGAGTTCTTCTTACTGTACCAACACCTGTTACATCACTTGCTACTACTCCTTCGTTTGAAACTAAGTTAGTCATTGAAACATTACCACTTGTATAACCAAAACCAATAATTCCTTTATCTCCACCATACGAAGATGCACCTGGAGAATTTCTAGCAGTTCCAACTCCAGTAGCATCACTTGCTACTACACCTAAACTACTAACTAAATTTCTTGTATTAACATTACTTCCTGTATTACCAAATGCAAATAGACCTGTGTAATCTACAGGAGTAGCAATTTGTACTTGTGGAATCCAACCTTTAGTTGCTCCAGAATAAATAATAATAGCTGTTTGTCCAGATGTAGTGTATTCTAATACATCTGTATCAGGAATACCTTGAAAATTTAAACCATTACTGTCTAGTATAACTTTGTTTGTACCCCAAGTTTGAGCATAATCTACAAAAATAATTTGGTCACCATTACTAGCTGAAGCTGGTAGGGTTATAGTACAAGTATTGGATGTTGTATCAATCCAATATCCTTTTCCTGCTTCTGCTGTAAGAGTTGAAGCAGTTACAATTGTTTGCCAAGATATTGCTGCGAATCCTGTTGCTGTACCTAGATTTGAAAATGTAGCACCTGCTGGTACTGTAAAAGTATCACCACTATCTCCTAATGTAAATGCTGTTCCAGTTGCTGGTGAAATTTTATTAGTTTTTACTTCATCTACAACTGTTAATCCTGCTCCAGTTGGAACAGTAAATGTATCACTAGCATCTCCCAATGTAACATCTGTTCCTGATCTTGGACTAATTTTATTTACTTTTACTTCACTCATAATTATTGATATCTATACCTTATTACTACAATTCCGGAACCACCAGCACTTCCTGAACTACTAGGCGCAGGGGGGCCTGATCCGGCTGATCCTCCTTGTCCTGTGTTAGCTGCTCCTGCATTACCAATTCCTGATTTACCACTTGGTGTCGGTGCCCATGGGGGAGACCATCTTGCTCCTCCACCTTGAGAACCACCTGCATAATACACAGGGCTTGCTGTTATACATGATTGCACTCCACCACCACCAGAACCATAAGCTCCACCGGCCCATCCCATTCCGCCACCACCACCACCGGGACTATTACCACCATTATTTCCTTGAGGGGGACTTACTGGTGGAGAATTTCCTGTTCCTAAGCTACCACCACCTGATCCACCCGCACTACCACTACTAGGCCAATTTGCACCTGCACCACCACCTGCACTCGTAACGCAAAAAGCAACTGCAGGTGAACCCGAACCAGGGGCACTACCACCACCACCCACTGTTATAGGATAAGCACCTGCTCCACTTGCCACCAAGGGATGTGAAGAAACTGGGTTAGTTAATGTAGGGGCTAAAGGACTCGGTGAAGCTAAATAATCTCCTGCACAATCGCCTGCAGAAGCTCTAAAGCCTCCTCCACCGCCGCCTCCAGCATTATTTCCTGGATTTCCTGTAGCACCACCTCCTCCAGCGACTATCATATAACAAACAGCAGTTGAACCCGCTGGATTTCCTACTGCGGAAACACAAAAAGTTCCTGGTCCTGTAAATTTATGAATTTTGTAATTACCAGATGTTGAAACACAATTTCCACCTGTTGCAGTTATATATGTTGGAAAAGCTACATCTGCTTTTTTAGCATGATCAACAACTTTCCAGCCAACAGTATCGTCCATAAAAATAAAAATTGCTGCATCTCCTTCGACTTGTAGTTTTGCGTCCATACTTTCACTTTCTATTTTTTTTGAATTTCTTCCTACTGTAATAGGAGAAGTATCAAATGTATTTGCATAATCTTTTATGCCCACCATGTCTCCAGCAGAAGGTGATGCCGGTAATGTAACAGTGAAAGAACCTCCAGTTGTATTACAAAAATACCCATTGCCAGCTGTTGCTGTAAAACCAGTTGTTTTAATTGCACTTGTATCCCATGAAATTGCAGAATAAGTTGCACCAAATCCTGTTTGACTTGCACATGCTGCTAAAGCTACTGTATCACCTGCAGCACCTAAAGTTATTGTTGTACCGGATTGACTAATAATATTTCCAGCATCAGATGCCTGTAAAGCATTAGATTTAACAACATTTCCTCCTACAGTAACCGCACCTGTTCCTGCAACGGTTGTTGCATCACTACCAGCTCCAACTGTAATAGTGCTTCCACATTTTTTGATGATGTTTGAATCATCTGAAACTTTATTTATATTATCTACTTTTATTTTACTTGTCATAATTTATCTAATTTTGATATTTGTACCTTATTACTACTATACCAGATCCCCCATTAAGAGCACATGAATTACTGGCTCTTGCACCAGCTGCACCTCCACCAGAGTTAGCTGTTCCTGCTCCACCTCCACAAGCAGATCCAGAAGCTGTACCACCTCCACCTTTACCGCCAGCTTGACCAGCTGCACCAGCTCTGCATATACCACCTCCACCACCTGCATAATATCTATAAGAACCACAAGGTACACCATTTGCACCAAAACCTGTTGGCATTCCAGCACCATCACCACCTATTTCTGGATTTTGACCTCCAGCTGCCATAGCACCTCCACCTCCACCACCATTAATTTGAGGCTGACTACCGCAACCAGCAGGATAAGGATTATGTCTGCCACCAGGATTTCCTTGTGATGGACTTACAGGAGGAGTATTACCTGCACCTGCTTCTTGTGTAGTCGCACCATTTGAACTTTGTGAACCTGCTCCAGATCCACCAGATTGACCAGGTAATGGAAAACCAGGAGTAGTTGGAGCTTGAGCGCTTCCACCACCAGCACTTGTAATACTTGAAAATATTGAATTTGAACCTGCTACTCCAGGACCAGCACTACCAGCTCCACCTGGATTAGAAGCACCTGCTCCAACTGTAATTGGATAACCTTGAATTGAAAGTGGTAAATTAGCAGGACCTGCTAAAGGTTTACCTGGAAAAGTTAAAGGTGCAAGTGAAGAAGATGCAAATCTAAAACCACCAGCTCCACCTCCTGCTCCACCACCAGAACAACCACCACCAGCTCCACCTCCTGCTACTACTAAATATTCTACTGTGTCTGAACCACCAGGAGTCCCATCACTAGATACACAAAATGTTCCTGGTCCTGTAAATGTATGAATTTTATAATCACCACAAGTGGTTTCTGTGCCGCCTGTTGCTGTTACATAAGGGGGCAAACCTACTTCTGTATCTTCTGCGTTTTGAATATTAATCCAACCTTTAGTTGCATCAACATAAACAAAAGTTGAAGATTGTCCATCAATACTTAATTTTGCCGATTCTGCTGCACCACCTATTTTTTCTGAACCATTTGGTGCAACGATAAAATTATATGTACTAAAATTTCTAGCATAATCAGAAAAAGAAACTATTGCTCCTGCTGATCCTGCTGGTAAGTTTGCTGTAATTTGACTTCCTTGATTTATAAAATAACCTTCGCCATTTACAGCTGTAAAAGTTGATGTCTTAGGAGTCGTTACCCAATCAACAGTTCCTGTTCTACCAAAACCTGTTTGACTAGCACCACTTCCTAAAGCTACGGTATCTCCTGAACCACCTAAAGTTAAGGTAGTTCCGCATTGTGGTTCGACTGTATTTACTTCTATTTTACTCATTATACTATTACTACCGTTCCTGTAACTGTTATTGTACCTGGCAAAGTAAGAGGACCTGCCAGAACTGCATTTACAATAGTCTGAACACCCTCAATCGTTGCCGCTTGATTAGGTATAAAATCATTAGGGCCATACTGCCCTCCAATATATTGGATTCCATTTATTGTTGCCGTCATAATTCCTCCTACGAACTAATAGTATCGATGTATGAACAAGTAACATCAAGTGAACTTGCGGTATCACTGACTGCTTCTAATACATCTCCACTAGCTAAAACAATTTTTGCTCCACCTTGAATCAATTCAACAGCTGAATTAGGTGGAATCACAACTCCTTTTGCTAAAAAGTAGTCGGCTCCTCCCTTTGCAATTTTAACATCAATAGCAATTGATGAAGTTAAAATATTACAGCATCTAATACCTATTACTGCATCATAATTTCCTGCAGTTAAAATACCAGTATCACCTGTTCCAATTGTTCTTACTAAACTGTTTCTAAAATCTTGTGCCATATTTTTTTCCTATTTATAATGCAACCGCCATTGCAATTGCAAAGCCTTGACCTGCTGCTCCTACTGGGTTTCCACTATTATCTAAATAAACTGTTTTACTTGCAGGCATAGTACAGAAAACGTCTTTAGTACCTGAAGTAAAATTTACTGCCGCATCAGAATTAGAACTTGAGATAGGTGTAGTTCTAGTTAAGTTAGCACTTGAACCATCTAAAGTTCCGTAACCAACTTCCCATTGTGTTGTACCCTGATTAAAAATTGCATAATACGTTGTATTACTATTTCCAATTCCAGCTGCAAAAGTTTCAAAACCAGTTACTGCTCCTCCAAGTGCCATAGCACCTGTGCCAGTTGTAGTACTAGTTTCTTTTACTCTGTCATTTATTACTAAAGCCATTTTACTTTTCTCCTATTACGCCATGCTTATAATTGCATTTGACGCTGTTGCAGGATTAGGGAATGAAACTTTAAATGTACCATTTGTACAAGTAAAAGTTCCACCAAAATCCAATACCACACACAATTTATCACCTTGGTCATCATTATAAAGTGCTGCATGCGTTGCAGTAATTGTAGCTGAAGTCCACGTCGAATCTGCAAAATCACAACTTGCTACTGCCGTAGCATAAACAACGGCATTTCCAGTTAAAGCGTTTCCAGTTGCCGTATAATTAGTTCCAGAAGAACTAACTTCGTTGGTAACAACATAAACCGTACTAGATGTGTTGTAAGGATTTGAAGTGTATAAAGCTAATTTAAAGCTATCTCCGCCCGAAGCAAAATTATGTGTTC